CCAGGGTTGTTGGGCAAGGAGTTTCGAAAACGGATACATGTATCGGGAATAATCGCGTTTGTCTACGGGGTTAATAGTTGAAATGAGGCGGGGGTCACCCGGCTTGGAATATGCTTCAACTTTGACGAAAGCCTTGATAATTCGAATGAAGTGGGAAACAAGGGTTTCAGAGTCAGTGAGCAAGCGGCGCTGAGCAGGGCGATCCATGTGATCGTAAACAGCATCCACATCAGTAGGATGGAGAGAATGAGGCACAGGAATCAGACCGGTAAGGAAATCGGCCATCATTTTATGGAGCAACGGAGTTACAGGAGTATCATTTTTAACGGCGACGATGCGTTTATCAACACCACGTTGTTCATTGCCACGCGAACGATCAGGAGAAAACGCTTCATGCAGAAAAGGTGACATGAAGGCAACCATTGAAGGTTTGGCTTCTGAATCGAAACCGTTATATTGATAACGGTGAATGGCAAGAGACACGGGGAAAACAACATCGGGCTTAGGGCCAACAGCAGCGCGGTGGAAAGCAGTCAACACGGCGGCAGTCTGTTTGATAGTGGTTGCAGCAACAACATCAGTAGGATGAGCACCAAGAGCAGATTCGACAGTCGGAGGGGTCAAATCATGCTTGGAGACTTGGGCAAGAGTAGCGATAGCATTATCAACATGGATGGGGATGGTAGCGGCGAGGAAATGTCCGTGTTTAGCAGTTGAAATCTGGTGGCCGGAAGGACCAACGACTTCGAAGCGAGTAAAATCACCAATGCAAGTGCGCAAACGGCGCAAAGAGTTTGAACCAAACATCCATGCAACAACAGCAGAGATGCCAGTCCAACGAGCAACAGGTGATAAGGCAACGAGGTAATGGTCAGGTGAAACACGACGGCGATCAACCAGATAAGAAGCAGTAACATAAGGGATGCCAAGAAAAGTCTGGGTTACAGTAAAATTGTCACAGCCATAGTTCCAAACAGGATGAGAATAGCGAGCACCACCATGAACAGTGTATTCGACAACAGAGGATGAATCGAAAGTGTAAGAATAATCTGAACGCACGGCGGCTGCTTCATCGGGCTGGAAAGTGTAAAGAACAGTGGGCTGAAAGTAACGGGCAAGATGAGTTGGCATGTCAACATAATAGTCAGTGTCGACAAGAACTGCAAGAGAATAAGACGGAGGAGACGCAACTAATGGAGTGGTGGAAAAATCTTTGGCCCAAAACCAAGTACGGTTGCCAGGGCGTCCAGCGCGCTCATCACAACGAGAACGTTGGAAAAAGAACGCGGAGAGGCCCAAAGAGGCAGCCATACGCTCAACTGTAAAAGTAGCAGTTGAACGGTGGGCAGCAGATTCACCATGAGTATGGCCTTCAGGAGGGCGGACAACAACCAACGCCGTGGAATTGAATGTGGATCGAACGTTGTCGGGCTCAAGAAGATCAGTTGCATTTCGGGCGGCTAAGGTAGACAAAACGTATTGAAGAAGTTGGG